ATACCATTCATCAAGCTCGGGTGCTTGGTTATCTGCAATTAGCTGTGTAGGTTGCTGACTAATCTGAAATTCCATTTGATATATTTCTTGCGGAACAGGCCTAAGGATTATTTGTTGATTGTAAAATAATACATCGGTTGGCCTTGAAGATTGATAAGGTATAACACATCCGTATATGGTTGCATCGGCTGGAATTATCGCAGCATTGGCGAGCGTGAATGTATAAGCACCAGTTAAATAATTTACAGTACCAACAATATTTCCTTCAGTATCTACAAGATTACCAACATTAGAATTTACCTGAGGAACATCCGAGCAACTAAAAGTAAATGCACTGTCAGGGCTGTAAGGTATATTGACCATGGCAGAAATAATAACCGCAGGATTTGTAACATTTCCAAAAACATCCATCTGCGCTCTAAGAAATGGAAAAGGTGGAATGATCCCAAAATAAGGACCTGGAGTAGCATTTCCAGTATTAATTATCTGATTAACAGATAGTTTCGGCCATCTATTAAAGAAAGTGGATTTATCCTGATAATATCTTAGAATATACCCTTGGCAATAGACAGGAGGGCAAATCTGAATATTTCCAGCGATCACATTAGTGTCAGGAGGAGTAGGAGCATTAACAAGCCCTTGTTGATACACAAAATCATAGGTGTCAACATTTGGAGTTGTTAAAAATATGTATGGCTTTGTGAGCTTTAAATTTTTGAACTGCTCGGGAAAATGCAAGGTATAGGCAGTATTAATATAATAATCAATTTGTGTGTCTGGCATCTGTTGAGGCGTATATCTTGCCGTCATTCGCCGAACGGTTGAACGCATTTGCGTAAGACTTATTAACTGTGTCCATGCTGAAGTAGTTGTCATAATTGATCTCTATTTACGGAATCCCCGAAAGGGCCATTGTTATAGATCACTCCCTCAAATGCATTCTCATTACCAAAAGGTAGAAAAGGTGGTGCCAGTGGTAGAGGCGCCCCCGATGCCTGGGGTATTACCGTTGGCGGCGTATAAGCCCCAGGTAAAGGCGAGGGATATGCGAATACTCCAAAATTTGTAGTATCCACATTTACGGTCAGAGTATTACTTGTTAAAGATAATACCTGCGCGATAATCCCATTTAATTGTCTCATGCCAAACATTGACGGAATGTTGAAGGTTACGATCATTCCAGCAACATAGTGATGGTTAAATTCAGTTGTTATAACAGCGGGGTTAGTATTAGAAACAGACGAAATAGTCTTATACAACAAGTTTTGATGAACTTGCAATTGTGCATAGCCCGGGTAGTAGACGACAACTGAATCTATGTAGTTTGTCATGAAAATCCAACTGGTACGAACGCGTATTTATGATTACTAGTATCCACACTATGGATCTGGCTTTCTGGTTGGTTAGGATCCATTGGGCCTTCTTTTTGGGTAAATTTGGGTGTATAATAACAAGGGTTTTTATCATCTCCCCCATTCAATTGATCCGCAAATCCCCTAGAAATCGTATAAACTCCACCGTCTTTCATCACATACCATTTAACAGGATCAGTTTCCCATTTATGATATGTTAATTTAACGGTTTGCCCTGGAGACCTACGATTTAAAAACTTACCCGTAACCATCCTGCTGTCATCAATTCTTTGCTGCTCCATTCTAGCTTTCTGTTCAGCTTTTATACTAAAATTAGCAACTTGTTTATCAACAATCTCCATTTCTTTCTTGTCGTGTTCTCTAGATGAAAGAGATTTCATTTCCATTTTCTTTTCTTCGAGACGTAATTTGGTCTGTTCTAATTCTAAGCGAACCCTATCAAGTTCTGATTCTGCATTCTCAATTTCTGCTGACAAATCAACTGGCGGATCCATAACCGCTACTACTGTATTTTCTTCAGACATTTGTACCTCTTTAGGTTTATTTACTGATCCTTTGCGTCTGCCCATATACTACCTTTTTTAAAGGATGGTGGCATTTGCCACCACCCTAATTTATTATACATATTGAATATTAAGAGGCTGCGGGAACTCTTGCAAAGAGGTCACACAACGCCATTCCCAAACATCCACAGTGCTGCCTATGAGCGATCCTGTAGTTGTTGCGCTAGTACCATCACCTGCACCAATAAGAATACCATTCTGTGCTTGGTTTTGACGAGCAAAGCTAAGAACATCTTGGTTAGCATATGGTAGAGGAGCTGGAACAACACCAAATGGACCAAAGAAATTATTAATATTTCCTTCGCCTTGAGGAACCATATACGCGAACGTAAATGGATAAGCTGGCGACAATGGCCAATGTGTGGGGTTTGAGCCGTTAACGATGCCGTTGGTTGCAAATACACCAAAATTAGTACTATCCACAGCTAACGTTACTGTTTGAGTGCCTACAGCATTATTAGCAGCAATAACAGTCGCCTGGAATGGTAGACCGCTATAAGCGTTTCTAAGCTGAGGAACACCATATACCGTCGGAACATCAAAAGTTACAACATCACCAACATAGTAGTTTTGCTGAACTAATGTTGTCACAACCATTGGATTCGCATTGGTAATCTTTGCAATTACCCTATTTTCTGGGTAATAAAGACCTTTATTAGGCAGCAAATAATTACCAGTCTTAACAACAGAACCAACGCTAGTTGTCGCGCCAGTGGAATCCAGCAATGTTGTGAATTGGTTAGTACCATTTGTTGCAGTTACAGTCATAGAAAGACCGCCAAATTGCGGTGCGCTTGTTAAACCATAAACACGAACTGTATCACCAACAACATAACCATGGTTTGTGCTTGTTTGCCAAACTGTGGTGGTGCCTGGTGTAAACAAAGATATTGCCAATACTGGATAAACAGGCTGATTTGCTGCATTAAACACAGTAAAACCATTCTGAGGAAGGCTACCCCATGATAATGGAGCAACGTTTCCGGAATATGTTCCAACCTGTCCGACTTGAGCAGTTCCGGCAGTCATATAATCACACCAAAACGCTTCAACAATTCTTGTTCCTGCTGTTGATGCAGCTACAGAACCAATAGTAATATTACTTTGAGTTAAGTTTTTTAATCTAAACTCGCTAATATATTGTTCCAAAGGAATAAAAAACGCTTGAGAAGCTACGTTTTTAAAAGAGCCTGTGCAAACTTGAGTACTCATGGTTCACCTCCTTATATTGCTACAGATAATGTGCAGCGTAGGTTTAGGGCCCATGAAGTATTCGTTGTATTGAACACTTGCGCCATCTTCCAGCCTGCTGTTTGATAGAGTCTCAAACGTGGGCTAGCGATTTCAGGAGGTGCGTAGATGAACTGCGCTGAATAGCCGTCCAAATCCACCATATCATAAGATTCTTGGCCAGGAATCATCATATTGTAGACGTCTTGACCTAAGGCTGATGCCCCTACGGTTACGCTACCCACAGATGACAGCAAGAATCTCAAGTTACGAATAGAACCCCACTCAGATTGCAAAAGATTAGAGTTATTCGCGTAGTTAGCTACGTTAATAAAGCCAACCATCTGATCTAAGTCTGCGCTCATATTTGTATGAGTCAAAGCAAAGAAGCAGGTTCTTACAGGAGCTGTACCGAACTTATCTTCACCTTCAATCATATCCATGATGAACTGAGCATTTGCAGTGCGCAATAAGCGTACGGCTTTGCTGCAATCCAGCGGAGATATTGCGGTGGGGTTGTCCCCGTTAGTACCGCTTGTGCAGTTGATCGGAGGGAATGAACCTTCCATCATGCTACGAGCAAGTTGGTCTTCTGTTTCACGAAGAGACTGGCCTAACACGCTCACAGCGCTATTCAGGACAGGATCTTCGTTGATTAACATGCAATTTGTTACTTCACAATATATTGTGAGGGCATATCATTTCTGTATGCCTCTGCAATTTCATGTATATTTGCAGATCGGACTATCGCTTCACCTTTCGGTGTCCACTCGCCTTAGTCTCTCACGGCGCTTTCGCTTCCGCCTTGTCACCCTCTGAATCTATTGATGCAAAATATTCTAATAGAACTTCGATTATTTGAGTCATTACCTTGGCAGGTAATACATCAGGAGGATATTTCTCCCGAATCATTCTATAAATTATATTTGCATCTTTTACATTCATAAGGGTTTCCAAGTCAATTAGAGCGGATTTATAGCAGGCCATGGTTAAAAAACCTGCTCTTGCAGAATCAAATAGGTTCCGTCATTTTCCTATGCTGCAAGAAGATTGGCACGAAAATCTAACCAATCTATGCGCGCGTCAATATCCAAAGCGGTCAATTGCTGGGCGGGCGGATCGACAATTCCATTACCGAGAGGTACTGGAGCTGTTTGTAGGTTCTGATAACGTCTTCGTCTCAGAATATCGCCTGCTTGCTGATCCATAGTAATGGGGTACATAAATTGTTACTCCCTTTCGGGGGACAAGTCATTTCTGCTTGTCTCTCGGATTTTATTTATTTTCCGAGGTCGGACTATCATATGCGCATAATGCGCCTTCTGGGTTTAGTCTCTCACGGTGATATGATAATATCCATTGTTCAAACTCTCTTTCTGAACATTTTGGATGATCGCTTTCTGAAAAAGCTAGCAATCCTTCAATTCTTTGATTAGGAGTTAAATCTTTCCATTTTAACATATCTTCCGCCTTGTCACCCTGTCGGGCTTCCAAGTCAATTACCAAAAGTTTTAAATGGGCTACCGTTAACCCATCGTTGTATGAATCAAGTCAGGCATAGGACGAGCTAGCAACTTCATAGACAGCTGCTGTTGCACAGCTGGTGGAAGAATGCTGGTTGTAGTAGGTCCCGACATTTTGTTGTCTCCATGATTAGGAGACGAAGATTACTTTCGAGCTAATGCTTGAGTTTCTTTCCAAAGGGTATTTCGCTGATCTTTGGACATCTTTGAATTAGATAGTCCAGCCGCTGTACTGACCGCTTCGGAGCGAACTCCCATGCTGCCCGTGCGTGGCTTTGTATCCTTTTCATCAACTCGTTGCTGTTCCTGCGAGACTGGTTTACTTTTGCTAGATTTAGCGGCTAGGTCCGCTTGATATCGGGCATCTTTTTTAATAAGATTATAAGCCTTTCTCAAAGGATTTTCAGCTTTCTGCATAGACTCGATGTTGTCTTCGTCACTCTTAATATATTTTTCAATATTTTCAGCAGTGACGACGTCTATAAAACCAGGCAAGTTTTGTACAGCCTCTAAGATTTCGATCTTTTGATCTCTTGCAGCTAACTTTTGATCATAAGTAGACAATTTCTTGTTTACCTGATTAAAAGCTTTGAGAAGTTTCTTCCCATCGGGAAATTCTTCTTGCTCCAATTGTCTAAAATCAAACTCCTCTTCTGGAGGGGCTACAGGTGCAGCTTTTACTTGCATCTTATCCCTTAATTCCAATTCCTTTTGAGCCTGCCAAAGTTGCCTTTCGACATCGTCTTTAGCTTTGCGAAGCTCAGCAAATGATTCTTGCGGAGATTTCTTCGCTTCATGGTTATCATCAGCCTGGGCGACCACTTCAGGGACTTGGGTCTGTTCTGTTGTTACCATTATTTTCCTTTGAGATTGGCGAGATCCCGGTTGCGCCGATTATGTGAATAGAATATATTCACTTGTCTAATATATATGAAAATATTCTGTTTATATCAACTTAAAATTTAGATGAATATGACCCAAGAAATAGATCACTTTAAATTTTACATGGCTGCTGAGAAGGTCATGCAATTAATATTTCACATTGAGCAGATGCTTGAGTTTTTTGAGGAATATGGCGTTAAGCCGGATGAAGAAGTGAAGAAATCGCTTACACCACAGATAGAAGCAATAAAGAAATGGCTAGAATCTAAATAACCTTCTCGTTGATGACATAATCTTCGAGTTTTTCAAATTTATCACTCACCAATTTACGCAGCATTGAAACATATCCAGGATCAAACTTAGTAGGATTATCTAGAATATATTTCATTGTTTCTCTTTGTGGAACGCACCATTCGAATTTGATGTTAGAATAGTTTGTAACGCTCCAAAGATAGTGATCTTCCTCTTGATATGGCGAAGGTCTGCTAACGCGACAGTGGGGCCTTCTAATGCGTAATACGTTATGCGCGCCCATTCCTTGCGATGCTAGCGGATCTTTAACGACGAATACGTGAATGTAGTATTTGGGAAGATCGAAGCCTTTCTTCATGCACTGCTCGTATTGCTGCTGTGCTGCATCTTCAATGGCAGCTTTAAGCTTTTGCATGAGAGGCTGAACTGTCTCGCCTACTTCTTGATAGCCAGTTTTGGCTTGAGCTTCGAGAATGAGCTGACCGTAAGTTTTCGATGATCCACGAACCATTTACCGAACCATCGTATTACGAACTAAAGGATTTGATTTATTAGAATGCACAGAACCTGGCTGGGGCTTATTTTTATAGCCTCCAGGTGCTTTGCGCAGGTTGGGAAGCTTCTTGATTCTAGGGGGAATCATTGTCATTTTAGTTCTTCCCTGGTCCTTGACGATTATATGATTTCTCTAGTGGCAATGGTGGCTTTCCGCCTGGCGGTCGGAAGCGACCTACAGTTCTGCTTAGATCCCCTGAATTGGGTACAAGCGGTTTCTTCTGGTCTGGAATGATCTTTATTCTTGGCATATATGTCCTTTAAAAAATTGCAATGACCAATCAGCGTACAACATTTATGTTTTATTGCTATGAGTCATTGCAAAGCTTATTTATTAGCCATCTTTTCGCGAGTATAATGACCTCTGCCCATCCTGACATCATTGTGAGCATCGATCTTTTTTCTTATCATTTCGTAAGAATTCGACTTGCCTGCTGGTGGCTTGGGATCAACATTCTCCTTGATGGGCAAATGAAAAGCTTTAGAATCGCCCTTTCCCATTCCGCCCTCAGATGTATTCTTATAGCTTTGGCTCATTTTTAGCTCCTTGCAACTCCTGTTGCTTTAAGTTAGTATCATCATGTCTTTTTTGAATATTTTCTATCAATGAATATATCTTAACAAAATCTTCAATATGCATTGATTGTACTTCTTTTGCTGCTTTTACATTATCAAGAGTAGCAGAAGCCAGCTCATGTTTTGACTTATTATAAGCAGTTTCGATTTGCACAGATTCTAGGGCTCCTTTGTGCTGTCTTTCTTCTGCCATTGCACGATCTGCCATTGCTTTGGATTGCAGAGATTCATTAACAATGCGCTGATTCTCCATTTGCAGGTCAGCCATTTGTTTCTGCTGTTCTTGCTGGGCTTGCTGTTGCTTTTGTGCATACTCAATGAACTTATCCTTATCTTGGATGGTAAGATCTTCAATAAGCATTCCAGGTTCAACAGGAAAGCCCTCTTTCCATAAGTGCCATTTCTGCAAGAATGAGAGTTGTCTAGTAGTATCTGTCATCGGTGCATTTGCTATTACTGCATCGTATTTCTGGAAGGATTTGTCACGGAACTCATTTGTTGGCTCTTCAGCGATCATTCTACGGACTTTTCCGAGAGTATAGTTTTTCTGTATAATCTCCCAATGGAGCTGACCCGCGTAACACTGTGATAGATTGAGATTGTCGAAGAGTTCCTGGAGCGTTGTAAGTGCCGCCCCTTGTCGTAATTGTTCAGTAATACCCACGTCACTATCTTCCGCTTGTCCCAATAGTTCGGGGGTAACTCCTCCGAGGGATTGCACATCCTCTTTGAGGAATTGAGTTGCTTGATAGTTTGCCGGATTAATGTTCGCGCCTGGCACATCTCTAACCGCTTGAAGTCTTCCTTTCTTAAAGAATCTAGCCTTCCCAGGGCCGACCTTAAATGCGTCAGCATCATCAATAAGAGCATCTTCTTCAACATCCACACCAGAAAATTGTGCGGCCAATAAATCGAGTTCAAGTTGCTTGCGGTATGAATAAAGGTACTGAGGATCTCTAATATTTCTTATGATACCCTGATAGCGATAACTATAATTATTATTTGCTAAATCATGATATCCCACGAAGGGGGTATACGGGTAAGAATCTATAGAAAGGGGATTAGCACCATCGTACATACAAGTATTGTTAACAATGATTGCAAGATGAACCGTCGGCACTTTTTCCTTAACAATGACAACATGCGGGAATCTTTGTTTTAATTGATTCATCTCTTCTTTATCAAAGTTTACTTCTGTGCTCTCATATGTCTCAGGATCGACTAGAAATGTTGCCATTCTATCCGTAAGATACCAGTATTCATCGTAAGCTAGGAAGCCTTTGCGCCTGATATTATATTGCTGAGGCATAAATGTAAATTTAGTATCAAAATATGCCTGATCATTCAGCATATCAATATCACCCTCACGACCGGGCAACATTTGCTTTACTTGGTCTTTATGAAGGTATTTTCTTGTCCTTATGAATTGACAATCTGATAAATCCATCTCTCTCCAGAAAGCATCCATCATAAGCATATCAGCGGATAGCATCTCTGTTCGCAGATCACCGCACACAGGGTCTTTTCGATAATCCATCCAACTGTGCAATAAGGACAAACCCGTTATGCCTGCGCCTTCTTTGAAACAATCAGAGATCTTATTGTAAGTTTTGTCCAAACTATAAGCTGATTGTATAATCTTAGTTGCTTGACTAGCTGTCTTATCCGATGATCCATGGACAGGCAACATTTGCGTTGCTTTTCTATGTTGGCGCTGACGTCCGCAAACCATATTAACAACGCCCATCGATACGTTAAAGATCCACTTCTGATGATCATAGGATAATCCATTGTAAAGATTAAGATATCGCTGATCACCGAGGTATACTTTGCGGTCTATGAGTTGCTCCCAATGGAACAGTTGCCATGCTGATAGATTCATCATATACCGCTCGTCAGCTTCTGCAACTATTGAGCGCTTGCCTTCTTGGTAGCCACCCGAATATATATTTTGAACCGTTTGGCTCCTTTCTAACATCGCGCTCGTGATAAGGCACCTCTACTTGCTTAAGTCAATTTGTATGATCTATATATAATATATCATTTAATTATCTTCTAAAAGAATAAGGATCATCTAATGTTTCGAAGTTTAAAAGATAATTTTCTTCTATCGACTTTATTTTTATTTTTTTCTCTATGCCATTCTCGTGCATGACAACGTTTACACATCCCTTTTGCAATGACTTTTTCTTTGCAAAACTTGCAGTGTCTATATAAATTTAAAATTTCATATCTCATTTCTTCTTTGATTATTTTTATTATTTCATCAACTTTTTCTACTTTACAACCTCTTAAACAATCGCATAAATCTATAATTTTCTCTTTAATCTGATCATTCATTATTTATCTTCTAAAAGAATAAGGATCATTAGTACCGAACGGCTTCTGCTGCCCTAGCTTTGGCGTTGGCTTCGGGCCGAACCCTTGGCTTGCCTTGAGTTGAGTAAGCTTCTCTGGTGTCATTGAACCTGGGCCACGGCCAAATTGAATGCGTGCATTGGCCATCATTCTACATGCATCAGCCATATGCGAAGCCCATGAATGCAAAGGAGTGTCTGAATAGCTTTTTGTTTTTTCATTGTACTTCTTTTGATAATTCTCCAGACATTTTAAAAAATATTTGCAATTGGTCTGATCTATGTATGCAATACTTAAAAGTGATCTTACTGCCTCTATACCCACTTGAATATCTATTTCACGTGCTAAAACAGTCGTTTTAAGTCCCAATTCATAAGCAATATCTTGCATTGTACGTCCAGTTTGAAGACTTGTATTAGCCCCATCATGAGGAAAATAATGTGTTCCCCATACATATGGAAGGGATTGAATCCATTTTATATAGTGAGCCATATTTTCGCCTTGATTTTCATAGGCATTTATTATTCTCACTTCTCCTGCTACTTCTTGCCAAACCACTACTGAACTTGAATCGCGATAACCTAGATCCCAGGCACTATTACAATTGGAACGTGTTTCATATGGAACATTACAAATCCTTCCTTCATTGCGGGCTTTATCAAGTACACGTCCATAATAACTGCCTTCCACTCCTTTATCAAAAGAAACATAGAACTCTTGTTCTATTAGCTCATCGCTCATGCCCTCTTGTCGTTCTTTTTCGATATCTTCTTTGGTTAATACTCCAGTATCATCAATGGTTTTTCTACTTACAAACCAATCAGGATCATTTTTAATATTGTCGTAAAGATCGTAAAAGTGATTTTTCCCTCTGGGTGTACTAATGAATATCGCAACTCCTTTATTAGCTCTAAGGATAGGTCTAATATAATCCCAAGCAGTAGGAGTTTGCATAGCATATTCAGAAAAAACAACGATTTTGGGATTAGTTCCCATGATACTATCTACATTATCACTACCAACTAATTGAAACATTGATCCATTTATCAATCTTATCTTCATTTCCTGTTGATGCTTGGATTCAATTATTTCTTTTGGAATATAATCAAGAAAAGGGCGGCCGTCGCTATCTTTGGAATCCCAAATAGCCTTTTTAGCTTGTGAATAGGTAGGGAATATATAATAACAAATGGCTGATTCAGTCATCAATTTCTTAATGACCCAATTGAATGTAGCGAGATCTTTCCCGCTTCTTCTATGCCACACCAGACAACTTCTACGTATGCCTGAGTCCATGGCTCGCAAAAACTCTAATTGATATGGACGAGGCTTAAAGTTATAAGGCAATGTTACATTTGTAATGATTATTTCTTCTTTTTGAGTTTTCAGATTGAGTAACAAATTGACAGTTTTCAGGGCAATAATCTTGAGAGGGATCAATTCGATCAATGGTAAGATCTTTTTCCCATCATTTTCTAATGCCCACGAATAGAATTTTCCAAAATCATTTAGCCATTCTTCACATATTTTGATATTTTTACCGCCGTAATACTTATAATCTTTTCTTTTTGAATTATAGCATCTTCTGCTGATATCTAAGTATTTTTGATAAAGAAATGTATAGCTTAAACCATGTGTGAGTCTATTTTTGTTTCCAATCTTTACAATTTTATTCTGCTCAGAGAGAAGTTCATTATGCAAACAACCACAGCTTAATGAGATTCCATTTTTTAAATTTGAATTAGATGGAGAAGTAATATTTCCACATTCGCATTGGCAAATTGAATGTGATTTACCATTTTTATCAATGTGTGAAAATGCCAAAACAATTAATTTTCCAAATTTTTGATCCTTAAGGTTTAATCTTTTACCCATCATTTTTCCTTGGAATAATCGATAAGATTTATTGTAGCTGGAGGGCGATTTGATTCGATGTCTTTTTTACGTAATGCATCTTTGTCTTTGATTTCCTCTTCGAATTCATGATGCATGACATCGTAGTTATGTTGATATTTATTATATATAGTAGAAGGAAGCTCTTCAATAGTCGTCATTTCCGTTCTACGACCAGCAATACGATTCTTGGCTTTACTCCACGCTACACCAAAATACTCATCCTCTCGTGACCATTTATTAGGTAAACGTGGATCAATATCGACCTCATCAACCCACTTGCATAGATCCCAATTTGATGGATCTTTCGACCATTCATTGAGGTGATCGGCGAGAGCGATTTTATCGTGAATGGGTTGACAACCGACAGGATTTTTAGCAACAGGCATTGTTCACCTTTTGTATACCAAAGTATCAGATGGTGTCATTTGAGTCCATTTCGTCTTGTGAGTAGCGTTTTTGTTCGAGACTATTTAATTCTTGAGCATCATTAACATTTCTGCGATCAGAAGGGATAAGTCTACAAGTGCAATGACTTAAGAAATCGTTAATTTCTTGTGCGTAAGCTTCATAGAGTCTATCAGGTCTACCTAAATAATCGCTTTTATTAATTCTTCTGAATTCTGCTTTCCAATATTTGGCGAGTAAACGCACTTCATCGCAAGTGTAAGCTAAAGTTATAACACTATCACCCTGTCTATGAAATCTTTTGAATATACAAGTCATGATTGCATATTATCAGGTAGAGAGAGAAAGCGCAACTATTTCTTTTAGTATATTTTTCCTTGCATAAAAAGTATACCTAATGATATAGTTTTGGTAATCGCAACAGACTCCCTAGCCTGATGATGACAGTAGGTTGCAGCGGTTGCGAGAGTTGAATAAATATTATTAAGACGTCAAATAGGAGAGAGTTATGAGAGATGATGCAAATACAAAATTGGAAGAGGGGTTATTCGAGGATTTTTGTCAGGCTGCATGGAGAGCATATAATGCGGTGGAATGCTGGAACTATGTGCAAATAGTGTTTGATCTGAAGGATATGGATTTTTCATTAACAATTAGCAATTACAAAATAGAGAGCAAAGCTTATGGATTTCTCGTTAAGTGGGAGATGTGGGAGGATTGTGGTATTTTCAAAGTATATCACAATAAAAAGCATTTCTTAGAACAAGGAATGGAATACTACAAGTTTCGTTATGAGGATTATTTGAAGGATTGCTTGGACGAGGCGATATCGGCCTTAGAGGTGAGGGCTAACGTATGAATGACTTAATAAGAGAAGAGTTAGAATTTTTGCGATATAAGGTCGATACCATTCGTAAAAAAATGCTTGAATTGGAAGAAAGGACAGATCAATTGAGTAAAATAGCGCATGAGCTGCAGGAGTTTATTTTTACATGTGAGGATAAATATTTATGATTGAGACTGGTAAGAAGACCGTGACGGTTAGAGTGGATATCATGTTGTATCGAGAGATTAAAAAATGGGCGATTGACAGGAATATGCCGATTGGTGAGGCGATGGAGGAAGCGATGAAGGGGCTGCTGATTTCGAAGAAGGAGAAAGAATGAAGGACGCGATAATATTCAGTATATTTGCGATATTTACGTTGTTGTGTGCGTTTGTAATATCATGGTTGTTATCTAAGTGTGTTGATAGGAAGAAATAGGCGGTTGCGACCGCCGCCTCAAAGCAACTGGGTTTCGTAATGGGTCTCGCGTGGTTTATGAGTAACTATTTTGATAAGAGGAGTAAATGAAAATTAATTTTAAGGAAGTTCCTAAAAGTGAATGGATTAAATTAGGAGACACAACTCCTATTAAAGTTTGGAAAAGTGATGATTATTTAGTTCAATTATATAAAGACGAAGATGGTACCGAAAGATTAAGTATAAATTCATGTTGGTATAAATTAAATGGTTTTAATAGTCCTACATGGAAAGACAATTTAACATGGGACGAATTACAATCAATTAAAAATTCAATTGGATATGAAAATAAATGGCTTGTAGAATGTTATCCACCTATTGGGAATGTGATTAATATTGCTAATATTAGACATTTATTTGTGTTAGATGAAAAACCCACATATGCATTCAAAAAAAAGGGGGTAAAATGAGCTGGCTAGATGATGAGATTAAGGATTTAGAGAGGGAGCAGAAGTCTAATCGGAATATGAGCGGGATGGATTTCACTTTTTTGATGATGATGCTTGGGATCATAGGAATTTACGCGTTTAATCCTGTGCAGGCGAGCGAACCGCAGCTAAGGGCTAGTGAGTATACGCGCGAGTACTGGCGATGCCGGGAATGCGGTCTTACGAACGATTACAAGGATTGGGACTGCTGGTTCTGTGGAGAAAGTAGAGCCTAAAATAGGCGGTTTCGGCCGCCTTATTTTTTATTCTTTTCAGAAAGGTACATCACCTGTAGGGAATGGATTTGCGCCTTCCTTAATTGTATTAACTTTAGGGCCGTTTATATATTGTGGCTGATTGGTTTTTAACCATTCATCAAGTTAATTTAGTAATTTATCCTCAAAAATCTTAGATACATCTTTTTCTTTAAACTTAACATATGGATAATAAATGTCTTTACCATTTTTATTTTTATCTTCGCCTTTATAAGCTGGCATAGATACCCAGCGATTTTTTTCATTTTGAAATATTTTAATTCCAAGTATTTGAAAATCTCCCCATTTTTGTATTTCTACATCAACGAATCCTTTTAAACTGCCTTTATCCAATATTTTGTAACATAAAATTTTAAACATTCTTTACCTTTGGTTATGTTAAATCTTTGATTTTCTTTAAGTTAAGATATTCTTTAGCCATTGCCAATAAGTTATGTTGATATACGATCAACATTGATCCTGAGTTAATTAGGTTTTTGTATCCCTCCTGTAATTCTGGGGGTAAATCGTTAATGGCAGCAGATTCGAGCCAGACACCTTTTTCGCCGCGTTTAATATGATGTCCATCTGAATGCTCAAATGATTTCCTAAATTTTATTTCACCGAGGAAGTATTTATATACCAAGGGTGTAGTAATTGCAATAGCTTGTGCGAGAACGTCAAGATTTCGCGTTCTTTGGATGGGTTCTGGCTTCATCGTTTGAATGGTTGATAATCGAACATTATTGAATGTTTTAAATCCGGCAGATAGTTCCAAATATAACGATAACTTATCAGACATGGACAGATCGTCATAGGAAGGATATTCCGGGGAAGTTATGAACAATTGTGGAAAACTATTTGTATTATGTTTTTCGGATTGTGGAAAACTATTTTTATATAGTTCCGGTGTGATCGTTTGGTTCCGTAATGTGTCTAATATTTCTTTTAAACTTTTCATTGTTTTTCTTCCAATAGGGGCTTGACAGAAATTCAGGTGCCGGGGTAAGCTCGATGGCGTGCTTTGGGCACGCTGATCGAGCTTTACCTGCCCTTTTGGCGTCCGGGCTAAGCCGCTCCCGCCAACGGGCATCCCGTGGACCGGCACCTGACGCGAGGTCAAGCCTTGCTGTTCATGAAGTTTTTTCTGGTTCATTACTTTCCGGTTTTTTTCTTAATAATTGGATAAACGTTCCATGGGGAACTATATGGAGTATCTGGTAACGCCCATTCAGCGGTAAAGCTGAGCTTATGGGTAACTTCCATATGACGCCCCTTTTCGATATGTACATCGAACGCTAGGTTTAGCGATTCAATAAGGGTTGTAGGTTCGGTTAATTTGATTATGGTGCGTGGATCATTGCGTATGGAGCTAGAACCTCTAGAACCCCCGGAATTATTCGAATGGTGCAGGATTAGGAATGTTTTATTCTTGGAGCACCATTCTTGGAGCCAGCGGTGTACCGGTTGCCAGGATTCCATTTTGTTTTCATGGTTAATCTCATCAGATTCAGTTAAATATTTAAGATTGTCTAAGATTATGAGATCATAATTTTTGATTGTCTCTGACAATTTGTGTCTGGATTCCGAATTGAATAGGTTTACAGGTTTTTGTTTATCTTCAGTAATCATTTCAGATGTAACTATCGATAAGTTTTTATCAATATAAGTTGGAGGATCTGGATATTTAACAGCAATTTTTGTAAAATGGGATTTTATTTCGCGCTCTGTCATTTCACCATCTATATATAGAACTCTTTTTGATACATTTATGGGCCACTTAATAAACCTTCTGCCCCAAGCCAGACAATAGGCCAGATCATAGGCAAAGATAGACTTTCCAATTCCGGATTCGGCATAAAGCAGATTGGTCGAGCCTTCGATGAATAAATTTTCAATGATATATGAAAGCGGCGAGATAGATTTATTCAGAAATTCTGTAATAGAAATGACCGGATATTGTTTTGGGGTCAATTGGTCAGCGACTTTGCCTAATCCATATTTTTGATGGAGATCATTGAAATCTTTCAGCCCTTCAGCAATATCTTCCTGTGGAAGTTTAGGGAAATAAGTGGGAGTTTTGATTATTTTTTCCCACTCCTGTGCCGTTTCTTCACCGACTTTTCCAAGATCAGCAGCATTGTAAAAGTTGATGTGTGAATATTTTTCTTTCAAAATAAAAGTAACGGGAATTAATTGACCTGCGGAGAATGCTACGACGACAGGTTTACCTGTTGCTTCATGGATACTCGCTCCCGTGGCATATCCTTCGCATACATATGCTGAAGGGCTGTTTTTTAAATCACCTATTATAAAGAAACATGCAGCTATTTTGCCCTGAAACAAGAACTTTTTAGATCCATCAGATCTTATTTTTTGCAGGGAGGATAAATTACCCTCTAAA